AAGAAGGGAGACCTTTTCACTCCTGCAAGGTTCTCTCACATTTGGCTACTGAAAAGTACGCCAGAGGAAAACAAGAACGGATCCTGGCACGGTTGGGAAATCTCAAAGGAATCTTTGATAGAAAATATTGCACTCTATCAGGAGGCCAAATTGTTCGCGGAGTCCATTAATGCTGGAGCAGTGAAAGTCCAGCATAGCCGCGAGGAAGACACCACTGAATCTGACAACGTTCCTTTCTAGTCTTAGGGGGCTTGCTCCCTTTTGCACACTATGGACAAGGAACTTATCCGGCGCTTCGCGCTCCTTTATCGTGGATTAGAAGCGGCCTACGGCACCTTCGACATCACGGGTAAGGAAGCAAGCGGCAAACACAAAGGAAGAGCCAGACTCGTTCGTGCAAAACGAAGTCTGGCTACCTTTGAGAAGCACCTGTCCGGCGAGCAGGGAGTGGGGATCATCCCCATCAACGAGAAGAATTCTTGCTTCTGGGGCGCGATTGACATTGACCAATACCCCCTCGACCACGCAGCCATTGTCAAAACCATCCACCGTCAAAAACTCCCTCTCGTAGTCTGCCGGAGCAAGTCCGGTGGTGGTCACGTTTATCTCTTTCTCAAAGAAGCCGTCCCAGCCGAGACACTGCAAAACAAGCTTAAAGAATTAGCCAGCGAGATAGGCTGCGCGGCGGGCACCGAGATTTTCCCCAAGCAGATTATGCTGGTGCTGGAACGCGGCGACACCGGAAACTTCCTCAACCTCCCCTATTTCAACCACGAAGACGGGTTGCGCTACGCCTTCAAGCTGGATGGCGCGGCAGCGACATTAGAAGAATTTGTAGAAATGGCGGAAGCCGCCTCCATCACGGCGGAAGAGCTAACCCACCTCCTTGACAAAGAAACCGTGGAAGTGGACGACCGCCTCAAAAACGGTCCCCCCTGTCTGCAAATTTTATTGCGCCAGGGCTTCCCAGAGGGAACCCGGAACAACGGCCTGTTCAACCTGGGCGTCTATCTAAGAAAAGCCTTCCCGAATGATTGGGAAACAAAAATCCTCGAATACAATCAAGCTGTGCTTGAACCGCCGCTTGACCTCAAGGAGGTTAACGTCGTCGCGGAGCAGATACGAAAAAAGGACTACCAGTACAAGTGCGCGGACCAGCCCATCTGCAATTTTTGCAACCGCGATTTATGCCGGAGCCGCCGCTACGGCGTGGGTGGTGACGCCAACACTCCGCGAATTGCTAATCTCCGAAAGTATGACAGTGAACCCCCGCTATGGTTCCTCGATGTCAACGGGAGTCCCGTAGAACTGGACACCGAAGCTCTTCAGCGCCAGCCAAAGTTTCAAATCCTGTGCATGGAACAGATCAACCAGATGCCTCGCACCATAACGCGACAAGCCTGGGAAGCCCAAATGAATACGCTCCTCGCGACGATGGTGGAGACAGAAGGCGCGATCATCCATACCTCGGAGGATACCTCCATCCGGGGGCAATTCTATGAGCTACTTGAAGAGTTCACCACGCACATGCAAGCCGCGCTGGATAGAGAAGAAATACTTCTCCGGCGTCCATGGACCAACGAATCCAACAACCGAACCTACTTCCGCCTGAAGGATCTGGAAGCTTTCTTAAAACGACAAAAGTTTACCGACTACAGGTCCAACAAAATTGCCCAACGGCTGCGCGACATCGATGGCCTATCCGAGCAACTCAGCATTAATGGAAGACCCATCCGGTGCTGGTCCATCCCCGCGTTTGAACCCATTGAAGATGAATTTGCCTCTAAATTCGACAACAAGGGGGATGTTCCGTTCTGATGTTCGAAAATAAAACCTGTGATTTCTGCGACACCAAAGCCGCCGTTGAAATAGACAAGACCTTTCTGTGCGCGAAGCATTATTTCAAGCTGCCAGAAGAGTCGGTAGAAGTTACCCCGGAACCCAAGAAGCCGCTCCCAAACCACTGGTCGGTTTTGCTCCGCGAAATACGAGCCGATGCTGGATTGACCCAGCGCGTTTTATCGAGGAAAACCCGGATAAGCCAGCGCACCATTGCTGATTACGAAAACACCCTGGAACCCAGGCAGCTTTCCATCTACAAGGTCGAACGCTTACTTTCGGCACTCGGCTACGAGCTAGACGCCGTGCTGGTGAAAAAAAATGTTTAGGTATTTTGGCCCCCCAGGCACCGGTAAAACCACGACGCTGCTCAATCACGTAGAGGAGTTGCTGTCGGGTGGCACCGCGCCAAACCAGATAGGCTACTTTGCCTTCACCCGGAAAGCCGCCCATGAAGCACGGGACCGGGCCGTCGCACGGTTCAATTTGGATCCCGACAAGGACTTTGTTTTCTTCCGCACTCTCCACTCGCTCGCCTTTCAACTTCTGGGCATCAGCAGCGCGGAAGTCCTGAAGGAAGCGCATCTAAAAGAGTTCAGCGGCATCGTCGGCGTGAACCTCACAGAAAGTGTGACGGCTCTGGAAGACGAGGGCTTTCTCACCTTCCGCAGCAATCATCCGATTATGAGAGCGATTGACTTGGCACGCACCACGGAAAACGGACCTGTGTGGGCGTACAACCAAATGAACCTTGACGTGACCTCCTACCATTTCAAACATATTTTCTCGGAGTACGAAAAGTTCAAAAAGCAAGACGGTCTGAAAGATTTCACCGACATGCTCGTCGGCCTCTCCGAAAACGAAGCCCTGATTCCAAAGCTGAAGGTGGTATTTCTGGACGAAGCCCAGGACTTAACGCCCCTGCAATGGAGAGTCGCCAGCCTCCTCGATGAAAAGTGCGAGAGGATGTATGTGGCGGGTGACGATGACCAGGGAATCTTCGGCTGGGCTGGCGCAGACATCAACCGCTTCATCGGACTTGAAGGTGCCTCTGAGGTTCTCACTCAATCCTACCGTGTGCCCATCTCCGTCTGGAACGTAGCTGACCGCGTTTCTAGCCGCATACGCCGTCGGCAGAAAAAAGAATGGTCGCCCCGTGACGCGCAGGGAAGTGTTCGTTTCGTTCACGACCACTACAGAATAGACTTTGAGAATCAATGGCTTATACTTGCCCAGGCAAACTACATGCTGAACGATATAGGCGCATACCTTAAAACGCAGGGTTATTTCTTTGAACGCTTCGGCAGCCCTTCCCTGTCCAAGAAGGTGCGCAACGCAATCGCTTCCTGGACGCACCTCACCACGGGACACAACCGGGAGATCAGTTTGAGCGAAGCACAAAACCTGTATGCCCACATCTCCAGTGAGAATGGACGGTTGCAGCGCGGTGCCAAGACGCTGCTCAAAGCAGCCAATGATCAAGATGTATTTACGTTGGGTCTTTTACACGAGCATTTTGGATTGGAGGCCACCGGAACGTGGAGCCAAGTGCTCGACCGGATTACCTCGGAGGACCGCGCCTACGCCTCGACGCTGATCAAACGCGGCGTAGATCTCAACGCCAAACCAAAAATAAAGCTGTCCACGATCCACGGCGCAAAAGGTGGAGAGGCCGACAACGTCTATCTCATGCTCGACCTGTCGGGCAAAGCTCTGGAAGAAATGGAAAAGAATCCTGACGATGGCTACCGTGTCCTGTACACAGGCATCACTCGCACCAAAGAAAACCTAGTCCTGAAAATGCCGGAGGATTGGCAGAGAGGGTGGCAACTATGACCGATCTTATTTCCCCCGCTCACTATCGACATGCAAGGGTAGAAACAATCGACACCATCCTGGACATTGTCCGCGACCTGCCGGGAGATGAAGCGGTACTCGTGGGGAACGCTCTTAAATATCTGTACCGATACCGCTTAAAATATGGCGTGAGTCCCATCCAGGATGTCCAGAAAGCAGAGTGGTACATCCAAAAACTTATCGCCCTCTTAGAAACTAAGCCGTCCGCAACGCTGAATAACAAAGAATGACCAGATGAAACAAAATCTCAAGAGACCAAAATTTGGCGTGAAAACAGAATGGGTTCCGGTCGAGTCGTTACCTGTCACGCCAGACGGCATCAAAGAAATCGCCATAGATCTGGAGACTAAAGACCCCCGGCTCCGTTCCCACGGACCTGGGTGGCCTACCGGGAACGGAGAGGTGGTGGGCATTGCAATAGCCTACGAAGGGTTCAATTCTTATTTCCCATTCGGCCACGAGGGTGGTGGCAACCTCGACAAGAGCCTCATCAAGAAGTGGTTCACGCGAGAGATAGCCAAGTATCCAGCGGACAAGATATTCCACAACGCAGCCTACGACGTGGGTTGGCTCCGGCGACTGGGAATTAAGGTGGAAGGCCGCTTGATCGACACGATGCTCGCCGCACCTTTGATAGACGAGAACCGTCGATATTATTCGCTCAACGCCGTCTGCTATGACTATCTGGGCGAGATGAAAAGTGAAGCGGCGCTCCGAGAAGCGGCAGAAGAGTTTGGCGTCGATCCAAAGGCCGAGATGTATAAGCTTCCCGCAGCCTACGTCGGAGAATATGCGGAAGCCGATGCGAGGCTCACGCTGGACCTCTGGAAACATTTAAAGACGATCCTTTCCAAGGAAGACCTTTGGCAGATCTTCGATCTGGAAGCAGAAGTTCTCCCCCTGTGCATCGACATGACCTGGAACGGCGTTCGCATTGACCTGGAGCAAGCAGAGCGGCTCAAGCAAAAACTCCTGCGTGAAACGAAAGCCGTCCTCTCCAAAATTAAAAAGGAAACCGGCCTCGATTGTGAGTTGTGGGCGGCGGCTTCAATCGCAAAAGTGTTCGACTACCACAAGATCCCCTACGGACGCACCAAGACAGGACTGCCCTCATTCACCAAGAATTTTCTTCAGAACCACCCCCACCCTGTAGCGCAGCAGATTGCAGAGGCGCGGGAAACCGACAACATTGGCAACACCTTTCTAAGCTCCATATTTCGTTACGCCGAGAACGGTCGCATCCACGGGCACAT